AAACACGCCGCCTTTATCTGCGATGCGTGAGCGCTGGGCTTGGTCGCCAATCAAATATGACGGTGGGATATAATCGTCATCGTCCAGCATACCTGCAATCAATGAGGCAAGCAACAATCCGATTCCGTTTCTGACCGAATACGTGATAGCGTTCCGGCTTACTTCGGATAATTGACCCGCTTTCAGGTCTGAAATAATCCGGTTGGCGTGGCGTAAGGTATAAACACCACCCATAGCATATTCAAGAGCGATATTCGCCACGTTGGCAGGCGTTTTGACGAATGGGGCGAGCTGGTCGCCAATTCTCAAATCCCCTGTTATATCGTTGATAGAATCACGAATTGACACCGCCCATTTTGCAAGGAAAGAATTATCGGTAAATGTTGTCTTGTGTGCGTATGCTTGACCCTCTTTTCTGATGCGTTGCCCGAGTTCTGTTTCGGGGTTTGTTTTGATGGCATCCTTAAAGATTTCAGTTGCAACTTTTCCGACATCCCCCGCCTTGGCCGCTTTTGCCTCTGCGGTAGCTCTACGGGCTACATAACCCGAAAAAGCAAGGTCTTTTGAAAAGCTATCAGGATAACCCATAGCATACTTAAAGACACCCGTTTCAGCCATACGGGCAAATTGTCTGAATCTGCCTTTTCCGGCTGTCGTGAGCATACGTTCGCCCTTCGTCAGGTGTTCAAAGTCCCAGTTTTGAGTTGTGGAAATGTTATAACCTGCCGCACGGTATGCCTCGTCCGCATACTTCATATATTCAAGTATGGCGGAGGTATCAACTGCATTTTCCATTTGACCCGTTGTCAATAATAGCCCTATTCTATCGGCAAGGCCTTCCGTGAATAATGTTTCGGCGTTGCTGATAATGTTCAAAACAGGGCTCTTGATACTGAACAACATTGATGCTCTACGCAACAATGAGGTGGTAATAGCCAAGTTTGAACTTGGGGTCAATGATTCAATATACCGGTTCAAGCTATCAAATTGTTTCAAGCTCTGAATGCTTGGGTTGCCGGTCTTATCCATAGTCATATTAAAGCCATCTTGAATCATCCCAATTTTAGCATTGACGATTTCAGCCATTTCGGGCGTGATTTTTACGCCGAAGAAGTCATCAAGGATATTCATCACACGAGCTTTGATAGAAAAGTCAGTATCCTCTTGAAAGAACTCGTGCGTATCAATATCTTCGGGTATTTGAGCATCTTTGAAGGTGGTTTTTAATTCTTCCAGCGCTCTCTTGACTTCGGCTCTTGCTTCCTCGTTGGTTTTAGCGTTTTTAATGGCGTTGGCAATCTTTTCAGATTGTGCCTTCATAAACTCGGAGTATTTTTGACCCGTTTTACGTTTGATGGCTCTTTCTGCTTTTTGGCGCATTGAGTTCAAGGCCTTATTCAGCCACCAATTTACCGTTGTCGGTGTTTGGGTCGCCAATCTTTCAGCACTGATTTCTTGACCGTGCAAGGTTGATTTGGCACTATGCAAGGACAAAACGCGGGTATATTCTGCAAAGTTCCCTTGTCGCAACATCTCTTGTTCATAAGCAATCATCAAGGCAGTATCAAGGATATTTTCAGGGAGCTTGATTTTGCCATCAATGGCATCACGTGCCTCTTGCAAATGATTATGGACGTATTCGGTCGCCCGTTGTGCTTGTTCTTTGAGGTTGGCCTTTGTATATTGTTGAGTGTTAGCAATATCTTGAAACACTGCATCTTCGCCAAGTATCTCTTGAACCTTTTCCATTTCGCGAGTCCATACTCTGCTTTCCCCCGCTTCGCCTTCGTTGATGTCAGCTCTGTTTTCAACCGGCACTTCAACATAGGAAGTATCCATAACATTTTGAGCGGATGCCTCACGGTCAGCGATGACCTCTTTTGTATCGTTCACGGTAGCGGTTTCAATCTTATTGACTGCTGTATCCTCCGCCTTTATTTCCTTTTCTGTTTTCACAATATCAGGGGTAAGCGCTGGGGCTGGTAATTTCCCTTCTGTAAAGTCCTTAAAGAACCGGATAGCATCCTGATTCATACGAACAGGGATAGCGTTTGCGGTGTTATAGACCTTTTTGAGCCATTTCCCATATTGCTTAAAGATGGGTGTTCCTGCCTCTTGAATTGGACTGACACCAGTCATTAAAAACTTTTCATAACCACGTGCAAACTTCTCGTGTTGAGAGTTCTTTATATTGATTTGTTCGGGGCTAATTCCAAGCCATCCGGCTAAATCATTCCAGCTTTTCAGATATTCAGGGCTGGCAAGTCCGCTTTTCACATAACTATACATATTATCAAGCCAATAATGACCCAATTCGTGAGCAAGAGTAGAATAATTGGCGGTCTTTGTGAGCATAACGGATTTTGTTAAATCGTTATAAGAACCGTTGATTTTACCGGCCTTTTGTTTAACCGTATTGACTCTTTTTTTGTTATGTGGTATAATCTTATTGCTGACACCCGAGAACGCGCTAGGGAGTCCCTTTAAGGACTGATTGGACTGCGCCCTTTCTGCCAGCACTTTTTTATTCTTAAAGAAATCATTCCGGCTTGGGATAATGGTATTGACTTTATAAACATCCCCTTCTTGTTGAAGTTTAATATAAACAGTATTGCTTTTATCCACCTGTTTTACAACCGCCAAAGAACCATCTTTACCCTCATAAATGGCATCCCAATCATTAAAGACATCATCCACAAAGTCCAAAACATCAGAATAACCGAGGGATTGAATCGCCTCAATCCGTCCGGCAGGCAAATGACCCAACAAATCGTTATAAACTACGATTGCGCCCTTTTGAACGCCCATTGACTTTGCTAACTTTTCCCCAATATATCCGTGGGCATAATTTCCGTTTTTATCCATAACGATTGCGTTTGATGGTTCGGACTTATCAAATCCCTCAATAACATTCCGGCGTTGGCCTTGAAAGAGGATTGTTCCCGTTTCATCGTTAGCTTGTTCGTTTTGAATACCTTCAATGTAAATGCGACCATCTTTATAAACGATATTGCTTTCTTTAACAACATCGGACACATTCACACCCCTACGGGTTGCCTCGGCCAACGTTTGGTCGGCAAATAAACGGGCTGTTTCGGCGACATATTGCCCCCTTTCCGCCTCATCCATATTGGCATAAAGTTGGTTGCCTTCTTTGATGGAATTATCCATAGCTTGGTTGATGGCGGTCATCATATTATTGTATATTTGACCGTGTTTTTCTTTAAGTTCGGTAGATACTGAAACTTCGGTCGCTACAACGTCCGCCATTGTTTTGATTTCGTTATCAACAATAACCTTTGCGACTTCGCGAGCTTCCTGAGGGTTCATCGTTCCGTTTAACTTTTCGGCAACAATATCAACCGCCATATTACGATTGTAATAAGCCGCGCCTGTTCCGGCAACGCCACCGATAATTGCACCGATAGCCGCCTCTCTAAAACACCCATATAAGCGCTCTTTTTCTTCGCCGGCCAGCAAAGTGCCATCCAGTTTGTCAATTCCGAGATTGACAAGGGCTTGAAGTCCTTCCGTTCCACCTTCGCTAATGGCTGTTTTGGCCGCACCTTTAATCATATTACGGGTTGAGGCAAACATCTTTCTTTGTTGTCCAAAACCGGCATATTTTTCAATAACGGTTGATAAAGCGGCGTAAGCGTGGTTTGTTCCGATTTCTTTTCTTGCCCATTCGGGGGTAATGTTCTTTAATTCTTTATCCCCTGTCTTTTTGATATACTGTTCAATGCCTTCGCGTTGTTCCTCTTGATATTCCATACCGTAGTTGGCCGCTAATCCGGCAGCACCCGCCACCGCATCGGCTGCCTTGGCTGTCATCCCGACCGCCTTCGCTGCGCCACCAATACCATAAGATGCCAATAACATTGCGCCATAGTTGGCAACACCCGAGCCAATTTGGAAAGACCAAGAGTTAGGGTCTAATCCTTCCTTTTCAATGTATTCGGCATCACGCTCTTTTGCGATTTGCATATTCATATTGGCAATTTGCAAGAGTTTTTGACCGCGTTTGACTGTTTCTTCATTGCCGGTATAACCACCATAAGCCATTTGCGCCTCGCCCCAAGCAATACGAAGGTCATCGTCAAGGTTTCCAAACATATTTTTAAGGCCTGAACCGACACCAGCGCCGAAACTTTCAAGGACATTGGGCTTATATTTGTATTTTCCGTCCGCCTCGTTATAGGCAAAAATGTTCTCTACACCGTGAGTTTCCATCACATAATCAGCCATAGAAACGTGCTTTGCCGCTGATTCCGGCGTTCCGCTTCCTGCTTGTAGCGCTTCTGTCAGTGTTTGTTCGGTCATTATTGCACCTCAACAATCATATCATCTTTATCAAAACCAACGAACTTTAAGGCCTTTCCGTTTGCAACGAAGGTATCCCCTTCTTTGAAAGAGAAAGAGTCAATCGTAGGCACTAAATCTCTGTATTGAGTTTTGACGATTTCCCGCAATCCTTCTTTATAGATTTGTTGGATTTGGTCGGGGTTAGCACCATTCAAGGCCGCTTGAATCATAGCCGAGTTATATTTCTTTTCAAGGCCTTTTATGGCATAAACTTTTTCATTGTGTTTAACCATCTTATCAGCATAAGCAGGGTCGCCCGTGCGCATAATGGCAATAGTTAAATCCCAGTGGTCGCTGTAATAGAATGGCATATTTGACACCTTATCGGCAAAGAGCTTATCACTCATCATAGCCGAAAGCATATCATTGACCTGTTTTCCTTCTTCGGTCGTCAGATTCTTGCTACGATAAACCGCATCAGAGGCCTTTCTTGCCACATCAAAGGTTTTATCCAGCGCAACCCCCTTATCATAATCGCTTGAAGTTGAGAAATACTTAGCAATATCCTTGATTTCCTGTTGTGCTTCCTCAACCGAGGTATAACCTGCGATACCTTCTTCCGTTCCCTCAATGCCACGGACATAATTCATTATGCTTTCTTTCTTCTTTTCGGACATTTCAGGGTAAAGGGCAATATATGCGCGTGCGCTGTCTTCCGTTCTATCCTCAATCAAAGACACAAGGGCGGTTTGACGGGCGAATTGAAGTTGTTGATTTTTCATTTCCCCGATTTTGTGTAGCATTTGAGCTTTCTTGCCATCGCCAATTTTCAAATCTGCAACCATTCCTTGGGCTTTTTTGGCATCAGATGCGGCAACGTTCAGGACATATTCAGAGTCCCAATCATCCACTTTGAGCATCATTTTCGCCATTTCTTCACGAGAATAGAAAGGGCTTGCCAACTTCAAGTCATTCAAATAGCTTTCCTTAAACGCTTCGTTTCCGGTTGATACAAATTGCTCTTTGTTCCGGTCATAAGAAAGAGTTGTTGTAGCTCTTGCCAAGTCCGATGTCTTATTCCGAAACACACCTTTAATCTTTTCGGCATTGGTTGCGGACATAATAGAGTATTGTTGGCGAAATCTTGCCGCGTTGGCCTCGTTTGTGAATCCTGATGCGACTTCCTCAATAAGTTTATTGTTGCGTTCAATGAGGTCTTTTTCTGCCTTATCAATGTCGGCTTGGGTTTGATAGTCATTATAATTGGTTGCATCATCTAAGATGCCATTCATACCACGGGTCAATTTTTCTTTACCGTCCAATGTTTCGGCATCGTTTTTGATTTCTTGCCATTTGACTGCGAGTTCTTTTCCGACTTGCGCCATTTTATTCATTTCGCCCCACATTGGATTTTGTGGAGGGGGCGCAACTGGATTTGTTATCTCAATGTTTGATTGACTGTGATAAACTGGTAATTTTGCCATCTTTGCGCTCCTTTAATTTGTTGATGGGGTTGTTTTTGCACCGCTACCCCAGTATTGGTCGTATGTGGCATAACTTGCAAGGGCGTTTGTTCCTGCACCCATCAAGCTACCATAAAAGGCAGAACGACCTTGAATCTTGGCAATCTTTTGGTTATACGCCGCATTGTTCTGCCCCATACTTATATTGTATTTCTGCCGGCTTTCCTCTAAACCTAAGTCCATAATGCTTTGGCTTAAACTATCAGCGACAGAACCGGACATTTTGACACCACTTGCCCCCGCTTTGGCTGTAATTGACCCGACCATCTGCGTGCGCTTTTCGGCATATTGTTCCGCTAATATCTTCTTTTGTTGTTCAAGCTGGGCAATTTGAATCCCGTATTGTTTAGCTTGGATTTTTCCGTTGGCCTTTGCCTGAATGCCTTGTCCAATACCTGACATAACTTGCATTCCGGCCGCAGCCGCAAATAATGCTCCTGCACCCATATTTTACCTCACTTATCAACTTCATTCACAATCGGCGCGATTGCTAATACGTTCATTGGTAAGGGTTGAGATTGTTCAACTGTAATTGAGGCATCCCATACCCAACCTTGATTAAACTTCACATTTGGCAAAATGCCACTGAATAATTTCTCGGGCGTGCCGAGTTCCGTTGTTGGCTTTCTGTAAGTAATCTGTTGAAGATGGTCTAAACTTCCGCCAACGCGACAACCGGATGTATTCCAAACTCTCATTGAAAGTTCGTTTATGCGCTTTCTTTTGCCGATAGCTGTTCCGGTTTGGCTACCGTGTTCAATAGGCATCAATTTGAAATAAGATTGATAGCCAAGGCCAACAATGACATAGAAAGCATCCAATTCAAGAGTGATTGACCCGCTATCCACTGTTTGGGGTGTCTGAACTGCGCCATCTGCTAAAATCTGAACTTCTTTCCCTTCCAAATGGCTTAAACCTGACAATGTTTTGACACTCACGCCCCAATATCCACCTGTATAAGATGTTTTATCAAAGGCCTTTCTGACAGTTCCTTTGACTACCGTATCAGAGGTATATTCAGTTATAAGTGCCTCGCCTATAATGTTCATTTCAGAATCAACTGCGCGGATTCTACGTCCAACCATACCGGAAGTAAATGCGCTGGATGATGCTGTAATCGTGATATTGCCAGTTTTGGCCGACAATGTTAAAGTGATGCCATCAGTATTATCAAAGGCATCATAATTCAGGCCATCGCGGACATACCAGCATTTGGATTGAATATCCGGTGTAATGATATTTTGAATCCGTTCAATGTGGCGAACCGTTGAACCATTTACAACACGCCGGACAATCATATAAACTTCATCATAAAGGCCATCATAAGATGGTATTGTTTCAACACTTTCAACGAAAGCATCAGGATACTCCAACAATGCCCACGCTTGCACTTGTTGATTTGTTTCAAGTGTCAATAAAGCGACTTGACCGTCTTCACGTAAGCACCAAAGAACGCTATCAGGATTCTTTTGATATGCAACTTCTACGAGTGGACTTTCAAGCAAATGTTCAGAATACAAAGAAATGTCAATCGCTTTGTAAGCATCCAAATAATAGTCATAGGTAAATTGACGGATTTTCTTTCCGGTTCTTTGGACAAAGTGAATCATACTATCAACTGCAACCGGTTGAATATCTTCCGACCCCCAGTTTGACCGAGCACGTGCGGAAACATCTGTCGGGGTAATTCCTGAATCCCCCGAACCTTTGACAACAAACTCATTCCCATAAGTTCCAACCAAGAGGAAGTTTTGACCGGTTATCCAACGAATATCAGAACCATCCCCACAAGCATTTGTTGCCAATTCAATGTTGATTGCTCCGCTGTCCTCATTGTTTTTTGCTGGTGTAAAGTCCTCGTATGCGTATGGTTGAGAACCATAGATATTACGCGGGCTATTTGGTGTCCGACCATAGTAAAGGCGACCATCCATCAAACCGATTGCGGAAGGCCAACCTCTATGCTTGCTCCACGCACCCTCGCCCCAAATCTTAGTGGCCGATGTTGTGGATAATTTCCATTGAACTTGTGCTGTCACGTGGGTTGAATCTGTAAAGGCGGTAATCTTGAAAAATCCCTGTTTTTCCACATTATCTACGGTTGTTTTTCCGCCTAACCACCAATAAGAGCCAACGTGATTTGCGTTAAATATGGCGGCAGATGCAGAAACAGTAATGTTCCCACTATCCCCGCTCGCCATCAATGTTGTATTGGTAATGTTTTCATCCAAGAAAGGCGTGCATTTGAAGGTCGTTTTTTTCAGTTCCCAGTTGTTAGATGAGTGCCGGATAAGTTCAAGAGGTTCGTTCGTGTTGCCGGCATCATCTTTATAGACAATTTTGATAACATCGTCCAACTGGACATATTTGATTGTTTTTAATTGGGCTTGCGTGAAAGTGTTTGCGACTTCGTAGATATTGTTATTGCCATCAACAACATATCCGCCATTGTTAAAGAAACGGAAATACCCAGCGCCACACTCAATAATATATGAATCAGTGGCAGAAAATACAAACTTCAATAAACGGGCTTTTCCATTGTTCTTTGTGCTGGCGATATATTCCGAACCGGCCATACGAGAAACAACCCCATAAGGACGAACCCAGCAATTTCTGCATTTGTCAAGGCACGCTTGATAAGCATCAACATCAACGCGCCCAAACATCAACGGGCTGACTTCGCCTTTTGCAAATGTGGGAAATACGGGACTAACTCTTGTCATTCATTTACCCCCTGATTGCATCTACCCAATATCCGTCCTTGACTTCATCGGGAGCTTGTTCTTTTGCGTTCTTGGATTTTGCTATTGGCAAAAAGTGGCTTTCATAAACGCTCAATAGCTCTGACTGTTTCGCTGATATGTTTGTTAAATCGTAGCACATATCACACGCTAAACGGTAAGCGAAGGCATCAATAAAGGAGGGAGAATATAAGGAGGGGTCTTTACACAAGTAAGTGTAAAGGATGCCAACGCTATTGGAATTGGATTTGACATACTCGCCCTCAATCTTCAAATCGTCCACATCTGACTTAAATATGCGGACACAATCGGAGGGCTTTTGAAAATAATTGCCACCACCCCAAACGGGTTTTGTGGTAATCATATTGAGATTTGCTCTTTTAAGAGCGAACGACCAAGCGCACTCTGCAAGGATGCTTTTTAAGCTATCGTCATACATATTTTTGGCCGATTTTGCTTCTTCCGAATCATCGGACAAACTGACAATTTTATTTGCGCCCAATAATGCAAGGGCACGATTTACGATAGATACTTGGCTCATTTATTTTTTTCCTTTTTATAAGATAAAAGGGGGATGAGAAACACCCCACCCCCCGAGGTAGTTTAATTAAAGAGCATAGAAACACACTGCTTTAATTGTTCCAGTTGCAGAACCACCCAAGTTTTTGGCTTGAATGACGTTATCGCCGGTATTTGTTCCGATGCGATAGCCGAAACCATCAGCCAAAGACATACGAGCAGCACCTGCTGCGGTAGCTGTATCAGCACCGTCAATATAACGGTCTACATCGTTGCTATCGCCAACATCAAGTGTCGTTCCTGTTCCTAAATCGTCAAAAGCAACGATTAAATCCATAACGACTGCGCCTTTTGGCAATTCAAACAAATTGATAATATCGTTTGCAGCCAAAGAGCTTGCTTCGTATGTTGTAGAAATCACTTTGATTGCAGAGTTAGCAATACCAGCATTCAAAGCCATTTTACCAGCCGCCTGAGCGGCGTAGGTTGTTGAGTTCACTGTTGCCATAGTTTAGCTCCTTTCAATTACACGGATACGGTTTGGTCGCATTTGACTTTTACGACTTTTGCTTCTTCCAAACGTCCAGCGCCGCAAGACATTTCATAATACACTTGCTTGCTGAATGACAAGTCATCGCGTTCGGTAATGCGTAAGAACAAATCTTCTAACATACCAAAGCACACACCTGTTTTGTGGAAGGCGAAACAATCAGCGATATTGGAAGCAACGTTCACAATACCATCAGGCAACCACACGAACTTGAATCCCATAAAGGTATCAATGTCGCCGGACACCAAAGCGCGGACGTTGTTATAGTCGGCTGATGTGGCTTGTGTAGCACCTAATAATTGTTCTTTTTCGGTAGCGCTGGCTACGAATGTGCGGTCGCCGGCAGGAACGCCTTTGGCATCCAACAATTTAGCAGCGCGGCGAATCTTAGCAACGGTCAAGCCGCTGTTGCTTCCGCCCAAGTTCACTGCAACTTCTTGTCCCCCGGGGAAAGAAACCGCTGTTGAACCTGTTTCGCCACGGTAAGCGACACCACCCAAAGCGGCATAAATGACTTTATCAATTTGAATGCCGACTGCGGATTGAATTGAAATGCTTGCCATAGATGCAGGGTCGGCCAATGTTTGCAGTTGCAAAGAACGGTCTAACACACGGGCATCATTGTAGGTAGCAATATCAATACGAGTCCGAGATAAATTGGGGTCGTTTTGAGGTGTGGAAGCGTTGGCCGCTGTTTTGGCGGACATTTCCCACGTTCCGATTTGGTCTTGGTAAAAAGTTTTACCGGTAATGTCTGTTTTCACAAACACTCTGTCATACAACATAGAACGTTGCTGACGTGCCAGAGGCAGAATCACTGAGGAATAGGCCTGTGCTCTGACATCATACTGTGTAGTAGCTGTCATTTTTTTTCCTTTCATATTATGACATTAAAAAAATCCGTTAGGGTCATTCCTAAACGGACAACTTTTGGTCGCCTTATCCGATTAAATCGGGGGCATTTTTTGAAAAGGGGGCTTTTAACGGCTTATCCCATCATCTGCATTAACGATTGCATATAGGCAACACGTTCTTGACGTTCCTTTTCAGAAACATAAGATTGATTGTGTTCCCTACACCACGCCATATCATTACGTTTGTTTTTGACACCGGCGAAGTAAGCATCGTTTGGGTCGGCCATAATGCGGTCAAACTCGGCTTTGGCTTCCGAGGGGGTCTTCGTGAATCCTCCGGCTTGTCCCTCTAAACCTCCGAGAGTTCCTTCCGACATTGACTCTCCCATTCGTGCGAGAAATCTTATAAAACGAGTGTCGTTCCCAATTTTGTTTAAGAAGTAATCGTGTTCTTCTTTTGAGCCCGACATCTTATCAAGAACGCGAGCGGCAATATCCATTTTTTCATCATAGGCCGCGCCCCATTCCTGTTTTAATTCCTTTTCACATTTCACTTGTTCGGCTTTTGTTTGTTCTTTAATCGCATTTTCATAGCGGTCAAACTCGCCCAAGTGAGCATCTAATAGCTTTTGAGCCACACCTTGCGGAATGTGATTTTGTTTCATAATGGTCTTAAACTCATCCAAGCTCACGCCTTCCGGAGCTTTCAAATCATACTTATCCGCAGTTTCAGGAACGCCAAAGGCATTATCATATAAGCCCCAAGCTACCCCGTCATTTTCATCTTTTGGGATTGCAACCTTGCTTTGCCCCATTAAAGATTGAAGTTCAACATAGCTCTTTGACAATTTGTTGATGTCGCCACCAAACTTTAAGATTGATGGATGGTTCTTAAACTCGGGGGCTAAGGCATCCGAAAAGTTATAAGAGCTTGCTGGTGTGGTTGTTGTTGTTTCCCCAACAGTTGGCTGAGCGTTCACCGGAGCTGCACCTGCTTCGGGCGCGACAGTTGTCATTTGTTCGGTCATTATTTCAATATCCTTTCATATTGTTGTGCGATGGCTTCCGGCAATAAGTCATCCCTCATAATTGTCTTTATGGTTAAAATCACGTCCCGTTTGCCGCCGGAATATGATATTTGATACGGGTCAGAGGATAAAACCGCTGTGTTATACCCGCAAAAATGTTCCAAGAAATCAATAAACATCGGATATTTTTCAGCAACATCCTTAAAAACGTTGCGTAAATCCGAGATGCAATTCTTATCCGTTAGATTGATTTTCTCTTGCATTTCTATCCCCTTCCGCTGCTGTCTTGTATGTCTGCGCCGCTTGTTGTGCCGCAATCAGTTGTTCATTTTGGGCTTGTGCCTCTGCCCGTGCTTGACGTAATGCACGCACTTCATCATCGGAGTTCAGCAGGTCAGTAGATACTCCGGTAATGTTAAAGACCTGTTCAACCGCTTTATCGCCATTGATTTTATCCAAAACTTCCGGTTTGAATTGGGCAATTTGACCGGCAATAGACATTGCGTTCACAATGTTATTGACTTCGGATTGGCGCTGGGATTGAACTAAACGTCCAACAAACTTTACTTCATAGTTTGGATTTTGCATCATCACGTCAGGCATACGGGGCAACCGTCCTTCTTCATAAAGAGTCATAACAACCTTTTCCGTGAGTGGTTGCAAAACGTCATTCATCATCCGGCCAACTGCTGGGCCAAGAACGGTCATTTTTTCGCTAATACGTTCCATCACTTCGGGAACTGTCATTTGTTTTGTCAGTTCACTAAAAGCCAAGAACGTGTCATAAAACATAATACTACGGATTTGCTCTTGATAATAGCGTAAGTTTTCAATACCAAGTTGTGGATTTCCGAAGTTTCCAATAGGAAAGATTTCATCTTTTGGGCTTAAACTTCCACGTTCATAATAATTTATGGCGCGTGGGTTAAAGTTAGGAGTTCCCAAAAAGGCATCGTTTGGCATTGCAATAGCTGGGTCTGCCTGTTTCATCGCAGAACGTAGGATTGTATCGTTCATTGTGTTTATCATACGAACGTATGGCAAGGCCTTCATAGCTGGGGAATAGCCATAAACGATATGAGAACGCTTATAAAAACGGTGTGCCGCACAAGGCATCATCCAAAATCCGCTCTCTAACATAATTTGTTTTGTTTCGGCATCAACCCAAACCATCCGAATTGGCATATTTTTATTGTCAATCTTATCGGGGTCGCGTTCCATACGCTTACCAAAATAGCAAATAAACTTGAACTTTTTATCCTCGTTTCTGCCTGAGGCATAACAATCTTTAATCTTTTGAGAACATTTTGAGCCAAAGCGGGATAATGCTTGCTCGGCTGTATATTCAAACTCAATATAGAACTCGTTCGGGCGTTCGCGGGCATCTTCGGTCAAATGCAATTTCTTGATGGGGATTGTGTAGAACCTCACACCGTCATCTTTATCTTTTTCCGTAAAGATGGTTGAAGTTCCATAAACCGCAGATTCTTTATAGAAAATGGGCATTTCGTTGTAGAAGTTGGAACGGGCAAGAGTGAGCAACACTTCATCACTGGCATCACTCATCCAGCGCTTTACTTCATCATTTTCACGAAGTTTTGGGTCTGAGTGTTCCAAATGCAACCATTTAGAACTTTCAGGGGTCAAATATGCACACAATCCGGCCGCCAAAATGTCGGCGCAGTCAATAGATGTTGAATCCAACAAAGAATGAAGTTGAGCACCTTTGTTTTTTTCATCCGTGATATTTGAACCTTCCACGAAGAAGTAATTGTGCAAAACCTGATATAATGAGTCAAAGTCAGAACGAGAGCTTTTTAGCTGTTCCTGATTCTTGATGATTTTTTCAGCTGATAAATCAAATACGTCCATTGTTATACTCCGTTCAATTTTTTACGGGACACCTTTTGTTCTTGCTGTTCTTTGGCAAGGCGTGTCTGTTTCCAAACATCAACGTATGGTTTGTCCTTGTTTTCTTCGGCAAGGCGTTGATGTTCTTCATTTGCAAGGCGTTCTTCTTCGGTCAATTCTTCCATTTATGCCCCCAAAGGCGAAAAACCACCCAATAATGTTTGTCTTCGTGCATCCAGTTCAGCACGTCTTTTGGAATACTGCCCGAGCTGGGTAGCTTCCCCGAAATAATAGCCGAGTTGAGAACCCGTGCTTATATCTGTATATTGTGCATTTCTATTGGCATCAGCAGATTGAACGTGTGCTTTATCGGCTGCCGAATAAGCGACATATTGACCGTTTATCATACGACCTTCGCCCTTAGCAACGTTTTGTTGTTGTAATGCCTGAGCGGCCGCAAGTTGAGCGGCTGCATTGTTTCCACCACTGCTATGATGCACAATGCGGGCAACTTTCTTAAAAAATCCCATTTTAGCCCCCTAACAATGTTTTTTTGCGAACATTTGCGGATACATCAGATGAGTATTCGCCCAATGCTGTTGAATATGTTGTTTGTGATTTATTGGCAAATGCAGACCTACGCACCGCGTTGGCCTTTTCTTTTTCGGCTACTGCTGCGTTTTCTTGCTCTTTGATGAGGTTTTGGGCTTGTTGCACCTGTTGGTCGGCCGCTTTTTCAGCGCTTTTGATGGCCTTATCTTGTTGATGACCGACTGCATAACCCGCAGCCGCACCAGTGCCACCGCCGATAGCTGTTCCCATTCCGATACCGGCAGCTGTTCCTGCCCCCGGGGCTACGATTGTTCCTACAACTGCGCCAGCGATAGCGCCGACTGTTGCCAAAAGACCACTGCTTTTACTTCCCATTATTTTATTTCCTTTCGCATAGTGGCGACCTTATAACCGTTTCTTTCAAGGTAAGTGTATAGCCGGTCGCCAAGATGGCTACCTTGATAAAGATATTTGCAATCCCACGCCTTAGCGATTTCCTCAAACTTGCGCTGGATTGTTAAAAATAACCTGATACTTCGTTTTTCGGGCTTGATATAATAAGACACAACGTTCATTTCACGAGTGCCCCAAATATCCGAGCTTTGCTCTAACACCGCATAAAAATCACTTTCAAGAATGAAAATGTAGTAGTTTTTCATTATTGCGAAGTGTTGCAAGCAGGCCTGATTTTTATCAGATAACCCGAACTCGTCATTGACTTGTTTAATCCAATTCTCAATGACATCCATTGAAACCGCAGAACCTATGACTATATTCATCTAAAACCCCGCAATTCCAAAAAGAGATTGCACTGGCTGATTGCTTGCACGTTCTCGGCGCAAAGATTCAGCATATCCAACCTTTTTATTTACTGGTGGTCTTGCGACCTGTTCCGTCATAGCCAACGCATCCACAATATCAATATACTCGGACTTGATGGCATCTTTCGTCACGCCGGCAAGCTCGGCCTTGAACTCTGTCAGCCATTCCGCCTCATCGGGGAAATATACTGAGTGAGCCCTAAAACGAGGTTGCAAAATCTTGATTCTTTCAAGTTTGCTCCCCTGTTTAGCGTGTTCCAATGGCACAACGTTAAAAAAGACATTCCTTTTCTTCATTTCTTGGGTCAAGAATGGCTTCATAACCTGTTCCCACCATCCGCGCTCAATATAATAATCACGCAAACGGTATTTCACGACCATATCAAAGATATAGTCAATGATTTGGGCACTATCCCAGCGCCCATACTTACAATCAAGAATAAACCAGTTATTCTCGGTATCAATTCCAGTTAGCACCATCGCACGGTAGCAACTTTCGGGATTTGAACTTGATGCAGGGTCAAGACAACAAAACAGGTTGCACCGGCTTATTAAATCCTCTCTACGCGCTGGCGAATAATACCGGTAATCTTCCTCTTTGAAGATACGGTTTTCATCTGCCACCGCCTGACACATCTTTTCAGCCATCCAAATATCAAGTTTGCCGAGCTTAGTATAGTCAGCTTTTTCTCTTTCAATGTCGGCCAAACTTTCCTTTTCCGGCCAAGTTGGTTTTCCATCAACTATTACGGGTATTCTTATAGCATCAAATCCGAGGTTAGAGGCGTTTTGGATGCACCTTTCAATAACGCATTTTTCCCCGAGGTTGTTCCCAATCATAAAGATACGGGAAGATTTGCCCAAGAATACAATGTCGGACAAGAACCAATCCCAGTCAGCTGATAGAATTGTTTCAGACCGGCTGTCGTCCTTATCCTGAATATCGTCCAAAATAACGATTGAAGGTCGCCTATCCTGATTTGATAGACCACGAATGCCAGCGCCCTTACCGTATGCCTCAATACGTATATTGACGGTTTCCCCATCCCTATTTTTGACATCAACCGAGAAAGCATTCATACTTTCTTCTTTAATTTCCACAAGGTTATGCCTCAATAGTGGGTTGGCGTGATATTCGCCGATAATATCCTTCAATTTTGCCGATGCCATACGCTGGTTTTGTTTGATAATAACAATAAAATCCAGCCCCTTTTTAGGATAGGCAAGGCAATGTAAAGGGAATGTCCGAAGGGCATAAGAGCTCTTTCCACTTTCCCGAAACATTTCCATAGCAACGTGATTCTTCCCATTCAAAAGCATATCCGAAAGCCGATAATGAAACTCGGCAGCCGGTAATTCTTTGTCGGGGTCGTTTGCTAAGACAACATAACGAAACGGGACAAGGTTATTTTCCATTTCCCGAAGGACTTCACTTGGTATGTTTATATTTCCCATAAGCCCTCGCTTTTTCCTCTGTTTTCTTTTCAAACAAAGAATATCCGTTTATGTTCACGTTCTGTTCGGTTTTGTCCGTCCATCCGTGATTTTTTAACCAAAAGATTGCGCCAGTTGATGCTTTACCGGAAATGAGTGCATCCTCTGCGTTTGCCTCAATTCTTAGGATGGCTTTTTTAATTGTGTGAGAAAACTCCTCTCTTTCCTTATAGTCATAGATGCTTCTTCTATCATCAAAACCAAGGAATAAAGCCAATCCTGCGACAGTTGGTGGATGAGGGATGATTCCAATAGAGCCATTTTTCATAACTGGGACTCCATTTTCATCTTTTATAATTTCATCAACGCACTGGGCAAAGTATTCATCAATCTTTTTTTCAAGTTCGGCAACAGTTTTGTATTTTAAGGGTCGTCCTGTTTCCATAACGATTGTCCTTTCATTTTTTAAGGCGATTATTCAGCTTGTTCCGCCTTGATGGTTAGGTGTTCATATTTAGGTTTGCCCCGCATTTCATCAAGCAAGGCATCAATTTCAGCATTGCAATTCTTTTGAAGTTCCTTGATTTTTTCATTCAATGGAACAATCCGAGTTAGTTCTTTTTGTGCTTCTTCTTCGGTTTGGAAACATAAAGATGAAAACACAACAATAAAACTCTGGCCGCTTTTAATAGAATAGACATCGTGTCCCTGTTCATTTACTGAGTAGCCAAGAATAACGCCTTTTTTGACACCTTCTTTTGCATCAGCGTAATAAATCTCTTGACCGAGGTTAAACATTCCCTTCCCCTTCTTCCGGTGTTTCAGGTTCTTCTACGTGCGCGGGCGCGCTCTCGTGCGCAGGCGCGGGCGTGTTGTCAGCACCTTTTTCAACTTCCGCTTCCTTTTCTTCAATCTTGGCTTTCAGCTTTTCAATGTTCATATTGTGATAGCTTTTAATACCAAGCAAGCGAGCTTTTTCACGTAAGGCCTTTTCTTCCGTTTCGGTTTCAGGGTCTTTGGGTTCTTTTTCTTTCTTTTCCCCAAATGACACTACGGACACACATTCTTGGAATGAGGTAATATCGCCTTCATATTCAAAAATCTCGCCGATTTTCACTTCTGTCTTGCCATCAGGGAGCAATAAATTGTGTTTAGCTTGTAATTTCATAGTTTTTCCTTTCATAATTATTCAATTTGCGAGCGCCCAAAAGAAAAACCCCCACCCGTTAGAGTGGAGGTCAAAGGATGTTTTCAAATGAAAAAAAATTATCTTTCGGTCGTTCTTATAACCCGCAGGTATTATTTTCGCACCACCTGCCGATTATACTCAAAAACGTATCAGATTTTTTGAAAAATGTCATATAGAAAAGTGTCGCAAAGTGTCGTTTTATGTCGCAAAGTGTCGCAAAAGTTATATTTTTCTGACAATTTCATCCAATCCCTCATAAAAATACCTCAACAAAGTCGCCCGATGAAGATGACGGTCAGCATACTCTTTCCGCACAAGATAACCGGCAATACGTTTCCACCCAAAGCCCTGACAACGTTTTTTAACGACTGCCCAGCGTATCCCGTGAATCTTTTGCATCCAAGTATTGGCAGTTTCCCAAAGCTCCATATCGGCTCTTGTTGGGCGTTCGTGTGCCGCATCCATATCTTCCTGTTGGTCTTCTATACTCCGTTCATCATTTGGGATAATAACCATCTGCCCAAGCGGGCTCGTTGGGTATTTCGGCGCAACCTTAGGCAATAGCCGGTCAATCTCAAATGCCCTGCGTAGCAATTCTTCAAGTTCTTTTCTGTTTGTTGGTGTTTTCATTCATCGTCCCCCCCATCAACTCTCGGATTTGTCAAGCCAACTTCATAAACCGCAATTTGGCTGTTCGTGATAATCGTTTTAATCTTGTCAATCCGTTCTTCGTCAGTCCCCTTTGTTTCAATGGCTTCCATCACTCGGCCATAAACATTGAAAAGAATATCGTTTTGCACGGATAAGTTCCGGTTTGATTTTCTCAATTCTTCGGCTGTTTCCGGTGCTCGCTTGATATTCTCTTTCATCTTTGACAGATTTTTAACCTCCCTTTTTAACCGTGTTTCCTCGGCCACAAGGCGCTGGATGTTCTTTTCGGCGCGTTTCTTTGCAATATAACGAGGTATAGCATCCTCAATCTTGCAACAAAGCTCATTGGCGACCTTTTGAACCGCCTCAGGCCTACATCCTTCCTTGATACAAAGTGCTTTTTCTTCCGGTGTCATTTTTCCCCTCTCTTTCATTAAAAGTTTGATGCTTGTTTGTTTTCTCTCTGTGCTTTGGTAATCAAAGCGTTGCGGATAACGTGGACGGGTATCTCATCCCCCTTGAAGTGTTTTTTGAGCCAGTAATTTATCTCGTCAATCTGTCCCTCAGACAATGAACGTAGCTCTTTGGTAAAATGTTCGTCCCAAGCTACCGTGTAATCATCCCCAATATAAACCTTTTCTTCCTCCCGTCCGTCCTTTTTCGTGGAGTTATCCACAAAGTTATCCACATTTAGGGGGGATATAGGGGGGTTATTATCATATATCATATCATTATCAATATCGGGTTCGTTTGGGTTTTTTGGCAACCGTTCGGTTATTTCCGAAACCGTTCGGTTATTTTGGGTTTTATCCGAAGCATTTGCTTTTGGCCTTCCACCCAAAGAACCGTTTGCTTTATTCCGGTTGCATATCTCAACATAACGGGCATTATCATAGTCCATACGTTTTTTGATGAGTTTGAAAATTATCCGAGCCATAGCCGGTAATTCAATTTCATTCCCACACGTTGAATACTCAAATATGGCGCAGAGCAACAGGCCTTTTTGGTCGGTCGGAAGTTCTTTTACCATTTCATAGTATTCATTGTAGAGAATAAAACTATCTTTCTTCTTTTCCATTGAATATATCCTTTGTTTGATTGTTTTCATTTAGTGGCGTGCGAATACCACTACGGTTTGGGTCATAAGCTCCCCAGCTTTTCAAAGTGTCCAGCGCTTCGTCTACTGTCCGACATAAAGCGTATGGATACCCGAAACTTTTACAAAAACGGGCGAAGTCATCCTGATAGACACTCGTCCCGTTCTTTCCAAACTTTAACTCAATAAATCCGACTTTGCTTTCCGGTAATAAACAAACAAGGTCAGCAACACCGGCAACAACTCCCATTTCTTTTAACTTGGATGCCTCTATTGCGTTCCGTTTGCCACCGTTTGCCGGATGAAATAACTTAAACCATTCTTCACGTGGTGTATGTTCACGCCAAACGTGAATGATGGCCTTTTGTAATTGGTCTTCGCTGTTCACAAGTCGGCCATAAGAAAGTTGCCGATACTCAACAACGGTCATATATTGGTGTTCAGCCCACTGCATTTTGCGATAAAGTGTCGTGTTCCTTTTAATCATAGCGCTCCCCCTCTCGTATGAAGGATGTTATAACAACCGAGTGTCATCCATCATCCCCCACGTAATGATTGTTGCAACAAATACCAACAAATAAGTAGCTATAAGACAGTTCATCAGGCCTCCTTCAAGCAATCAGTATAAAAGTCCTCAGGACGAACCGCCCCTTTTGTGATTTCATAGATTTTTTTAATATATTTTGGCCGAGGGACAGTATTCTTACACCATCTCAGAGCAACACAATGAGTTATTTTCATTGTTCTTGCGAGGTCGGAAACCCTCATATTATTGTCTTCTAACCATTTTTTCAGCTTCATATTGCCTCCATTCGTAAAAACAATAATCTATTTTAGATTTATTGTCAATATAAAAATAATACTTTTTAGATTTTTTTTATTTTTGCTTGATTTGTAATCAAAAATAGATTATATTTTGAAACTATGAAAAACAGAATTAAAGAACTTAGACAAAGTAAAGAACTGACCCAAGCAGAGCTCGCAAATCGTTTGGGCGTATCGCAAGGCGCTATACAAAAACTTGAAAGCGGTGTTGTGGATTTAGACCTTAAATGGATGTCTTCCATATCAAAGGCGCTGGGAACTCAACCATACGAATTACTCCCGCAGGAGTGGCAACCTCCAAAAATGTCTGAAAGTGATATGCAGCTTTTGCAAGCTGTAAAATCTCTTGCTGCACCGAAAGAAACAACAAATAATACTTCGGATTCTGCAAAACAAACGACAATACCTCAAAGCAAGGAGCAAGAAAGATGATGACGAATGAGGATGAATATAATAAAAGGCGTGATGAAATAACATCTGCTTTGAAGTCATCCAATTTATGTGCACTTATCGGCGTTGGCCTTGCGGGTGTGTCTTTATTTGCAAAAACAAATGAGCAAATTACCATCCTTGTTATAATGACCGCCATCGCTTTATTGGTTGTTTGGGCAACAACAAAGACAGTCCTTGAAAAACTTTCTGTCTATATCTCGGAAACACGAACAAGAGAGCAATACCTTTCCGGCGAATTGAAAAGGTATCACACTTATATTGAAAAGAAAGAAAAAAGAAAGTTCGTCAATTTATAACTCAACCCCATATATCTCTTTGAGTATCTTTAATTCAAGGCGGTCAAGGCCTTCAATAATACGCGTTATCTTGCCCCTCGCCCAGTCGTGAAATACAGGGTCATCACTTTCTAAGAACTCCCTCAAATAACATTTTATGACATTCAAGTTATCTTTCAAATCAACCAGCGCATCAAGTGGTGGGGCTTGATTGGAACATTCCAACATAAGAAAGTATGACTTATGGCGATTAAATAAGCGGCTCATATCCTGCTTTATTTTAACAATCCCCATCTTGCGCAAGAGGTCATACGCATTAAATACCAGCGCACGACTTTCCGCAACAATAACTTTTCTTTGTGCCTGCTTGGCCTGTTTTTTATCCCTGATTTGGGCATCTTTTTGGGCATTGATTTGTTGGTCTATGTAATTTTCCTCGCTTTGACGATTCAACTTTTCAAGGTCGGCATTATGCTGAACTTGCTTCTTTTGTTTCTTTAAGCGGGCTATCTTATCTGTAATATATGACATTAAAACTCCTTTTGTTGTTATTCCCGTGGCCGGATGACTCGCATCGCTCAACCCGTGCCATCCCTTCCCATCCATTATACACGTGCAAAAAACTCATTGGTTTGGTTTCAGACACACCTATCCTTAAATGGATGTGTAAGCTATTTGTTTATATCTATCAGGTGCTAAAATGCTAACGCATTTCATCACACAATCAACACTGGCGTGTTGCTTGTAGGTTCTTTATTTTCTATTGAATGAAAAATAATCAAACCCAAAGAATGAACTTATCAATTTTGCTTACAAGTTGCCTTTTTACCTATTGAAAGGTAAAAGGTTCAAGTTGCTTCTTATTTGGATATAATTGATTGCTCAATACGTTCGTGCCATCCCGATTACGAACTTCATCCCACTTATTGATGGGGCATTTGATACAAACAATAAGAATGATTTTGTATCAAACCGATGTTGTCAAGGCAAGACAGAGCATCTTCTTTCTATTCCGGCCGCACCGGAACGTGTCCTATTTGTTAGTCGCCGACTGGATTTCCAAAGGGGCTATCCGATTCTTTGCGACACCTGCTCTATTGGACAGGATTTCAGCAGAGCAACCGCCCACACGATTGATTACTGGTTCTTCAACAAGGAAAAATCCTTGAATAGAAATGTTTCCTCATTCTTATTTATTAAATGTTTCATAAAAAGTTATAAAATAAAAAAAACGAATCGTTCAAAATGGCGATAAGCCCCGTCTTTATTGATGTTTGCATTTTGAAAACGAATCGTTTTGGGTCGTTTTAGTGTTTTTCGTGGATTTTTCACAAAAAAGTTCATTTTTTCTCGTTTTTTTACACAAAAAAGTGAAAAAAATAATCTATTTCGTCATTTTTTTTGATAAAAAAACCTTTATTTTTCCGTAATTTGTAAAAAAAATAATCTAAATTGTATTTTTTTTATTGACATTTTAATCTATTTCAGATTATAATGGGCTTATCAAAACCCGAATGTATGGGTGCGGAAAAGAACCTAAAACCCACTCGGTCGGTTAGCTCCCCGTTAAAAGAGTGTCTGGCAGATAAGCCCGCGAAAAAATCAAAAGTGAAACCGGACATCCGCGAATATGGGGAATAAACGGAAAGTATAAAGTCCATCCAGCAAAAAGGAGTATGAAAATGAGTCAAAAAGGACAACTTGAAACATTGATTTGTGAAATAGCAAATCTTCGCACTGAAAATCAACATCTTCGGAAGTTATTATCAGAGGCAAAACTTACCATCAAACTTGCAGCCGAACACAATGAAGAAAATGCACGTCATTTCTCGCGCATTCTTCCGATATTGGATGCAAACGGTGTAAAAGCATTTTTCAATTTGAACTTTGACTTATAAGGAGGGATACAATGGAATACGAATTGACATTACGCGAAAAGATTTCAGAAGGTATTGCTTGCTTCTTTTTTGCAATCTTTATGCTCGGGATGATTGGCCTGATTTCCGTTTCGGACGGATTTGACCAACACATTATTGAGAACAGAACAACACAATCAAAATAAGAAAGGAGCAAATACTATGGAAAATATGAATGAAACTGAAATTATGGCAATGCCAGCGCCAGCAAGCAATGTGGATATGACTGAGGACATCTTGGCCGCAGCTAATAGACGGGTCGCCCAACTGGATAAGATTATCACTTTGGCATTGAAAAGAACAAACAGTCAGGACTGGGTAGACCAACAAGGGAAACCTTATTTGTGTGCCTCAGGGGCTGAAAAAATCGCTCGTTTATTCGGCGTGTGCTGGAAAGATGTCAAATGCGAAAAGATTATCTCAAATGACGAAAAAGGCCAGTTCTATTACTTTGAATACTCGGCTGTCTTTATGCTCGGAAACGATATGATTACCGCAGTCGGCACTTGCAGTCAAAAAGACCAGTTCTTTGCAATGGTTAAAGGCCAAATGAAACCATCAAGCGAAATTGACGAAACAAATATCCGCAAAGCCGCATATTCAAATATGGTCGTGAACGGTGTTTCCCGTATCTTGGGCATCCGCAATCTGACTTGGGCAGAACTGGAAAAGGCCAATATCAAACGTAGCGAGGCAAATAAGGTCAATTACAAGGATAAAGGCGACCACTCTAACGATATGCCGGAAGATTCTGCTGAATGGGTTGAATGGTTGAAAAAACAAGAAAACCCAAAATTGTATTACGGGGCTATCAAGAACTCTAATGCGCCGGCAGATGTCAAAAATGCTTGCATTGCGATTATGTATCCAAAGAATGGGGGTGCTCAATGAGAAATGAACCGGCAACCTTAGAAGATGCAAACGGATTGATTGACTTCATCATCCAAAAGCGTGAGGAAGTGTTGAACAAGAAAATAAGCCGCTATCCAAAACGTGCCTTTACCTGCTCGGATATTCACGAATGCGACCGTTATATGATTCATTCGTTGCTTGACTGGGATAAAAGAGAATTGCACGACACGGGATTACAGGCCATCTTTGACGCTGGTAATAAAGAAGAAGAAAACGTCAAGAACCGCCTCGGCTATGAACTCGGTATTGAGTTTATTGAACAACAAAGCCCTTTTGAAATTAAAAACAATCAGGGCGAAGTTATCGCAAGCGGACGTATTGACGGTAAAATCTTATGGAATGGCAAAGCTATTCCGGTTGAAATCAAATCAATGAACGAAAACTCTTTTAATATGTTAAACTCATTGGATGACTTCAAACGTAAGCCACTCTATCGCAAATACCTCCGTCAAATGCAACTCTACCTTTACGGGAATAATCAGCAATACGGATTGTTTATCTTATCCAACTTCCGCACTGAAAAGATTATTTTGGTTGAGCTGGATTATGGCGAATGCGAATATATCTTATCACGCTTAGAGAGATTGTGGGAAATGAAAAAGCGCGGGGAATATCCCGAAGGGACATATAAACCCGAACTTTGCGACCGTTGCCCATTCGCATCTTTATGTATGGCAGATGTAAGCAATAAACCGGCTGACCTTATCAACAATGAGGAACTGGAAGAAAAATTAAACCGGCGCGAAGAATTATCAGCGGCCGCCAAAGAATACGCGGACATTGATGCAGAGGTAAAAGCTGTCTTCAAATCAATCCCGCACGCATTTGTTGGAAAATCTTTTGAGATTGTCGGCAAAGAACAAGTCCGCAAGTCCGTGGACTCAAAGGCAATCCCCGAAGAAATCCGCAAACAGTATGAAAAAGAAACATCATACTGGATTACTAAAATCAAAAAAATATAAAGAAAGGAGCAACTATGACAGAACAAAATAACATTGAACAAAAGGTTGAAGAAATCGGGGTCAAATATGGCTTTGATAAGGAAACGCGAGAGGAAGTTAAAAAACAATTCACTGAGGCCGGCCAACTGGGCAGATTCATTGAACGCATTGAACGTTTGGAAGAAGAAAAGCGCAACATTCAGGCCGATATTCGCGAGGTCTATTCAGAGGCCAAAGGCGCTGGGTTTAGTGCAAAGGGTATCCGTGAAATCGTAAAATTACGCCGGTTAGACCCTGCCACCCGTGCCGAAGAAGAATATATGCGCGATGAATATAAGAAACTTGTCGGCATCACTGATTAAAAAAAAGAAAGGGGGGTAAAATGCTGAACTTCTTAAAAGGATTATTCAAGGGAAACAAAAAAGAATGTCGGGACTCAAAAGGAAGATTTACAAAGGGCTACCGGAACGGGGTCAAGATGCTAAGAGATGCAAGGGGGCGCTATGTCAAAAAAGCGTAATTCATACCCATTGCGGAAAAGAATTGAACTCGTCCGCCTCGCTTTTAGATTGGCTTATTGGTCGCTCTACAAGCACAAAATCTTCTTCGCTTGGCTTAGATTGGAACAAGCTCGGTGCAATTACACGGACAAGGCCAACAACCACCAAGCACGTAAAAAAGAACTCAGTATTTACAAGGCCGCAAGAGTGGCTTTTGAAAGGGCAAAACAAGATGACAGATAAAGAAGAACTGATTAAAGCGCTGGCAATAGCTATTGCTTGCCTGAAATCAAAAACCATTGATGACGGTATCATTGAGGATTTGGAAACAACCCTTAAAAAGGTTATGGGAAAGGGGAAAACCAATGAAGAAACACAAAACTGAACATTTGGTTATTCATATTGAGGTTGATAATGTCAATGGAACAAAGCACATCATAGTAGAAACTGCTGAACGCGGATGTTATGGACGAGCAATTCGCTTTATGATACCAGACGAATGTTCAAAGAAAACAATCAGCGATACAGGGTTAGCAAGACACATTCTAAACTATTTTATAAAGGATTAAAAATATGGATTACGAAAAGATATTTTATGCAGAAAGCAACACCGACAGAGAGATTGAGTGGGCTTATTACAAGCAAGGGACTGCTGGTTCATTTGCAACCGCACTTTGTAGAGCGTGGGAACTCGGCGACTTGGAAAACCAGCGCCGGCTTGAACTGGCCTTCCCCCGCCTATTTCACGCGGCGAAAGCGTGGATGTATTCGGACAACCCTGATGGATTTATAGAAGAACTTTTGAAAGGAGCAAATTAAAATGGAACAACAAGAAAAACAACAACCGATTATTAAATTATTTAGCAGTGGCGTATCTTTGAATGTATGGCCTCAGAAAAAGGACGATAAGACATATTATCAGGTGTCCATCCAGCGCAAATACATCAAGAATAATGAGGAAGTTTATGAAACAATGCACTTCTTCCCTGATGTCCTTTTGCCATTGTCCGAGCTTTTGCGTGAGGCATATAGCTCATTGAATGTCTATAAGCAGGAAATACGCCGGCAACAAAAAGAACTTCAAAAGAAATGGGAGGAAGCATAATGACAACATCAGTCAAGGAACTTATCAAGGTTGCCCAAATGGTTCTTATTCAGGCCAACGAGGTTGCCGAGGAAGAAGAAAACAAGCAGTATTGCATTGATACCGTTTATGGCTTTCCTTTGCACTATTGCCCTGACGAACTGTTAAAAAAGTATATGTCAAAATACGAAAAGATGAACGTTCTCAATCCGGCATACGACCATACAGGGGTTAAATGTGTCAAAAAGGAACTTGATGCACGTTCAGCGCACAACATTAAAGTAATAAGGGGGGAATAAATGGGGAAAATTGACTGGGCGTTCGCTATTATCATTATTTGCGTGTTCATTATTACCGTTATTTATGCTGTATCCTGTGGCTATAATTGCGGCAGAAATGAAATCATTTCAAATCTATGCGGCAAAACAAACGGTAAGTATGATTTTTGTGTTGAATCTAAGGAATGGGACATAAAGGGGGATAAATGAGCAAGGAGCTTGGGGAACAAATAAAACAACTTGCCGCCTTTGTTGCTGATGCGGAAATACTTGCATTAAATTGTATGTCGCCAATGTCGCACGCTGGCTGTTTTAAGTTTGAATTGTGTAAAAAATGTGATTCAAGCAAGAACTGTCTTGCCTTCATAGCCAAGAAGTTTTTTGAAGAATACATAAAGAAAGGGTTTTTGGTATGAGCGAAGAACTTACAAAGAAATGGAAGAACGGAACGCTATCTTTGAACTATTACTATATAAAACTACAAAGCGGGAAATATGGAATAGACCATACAGTTATGTCTATTGATGGAGATTTACCAAAGACAAAGTTTGCATACTCTAATTTTGCAATAGAAGAAGTCCTTGCGCCTGTTCCTACTTATGACGAATATAAGGAGCTTGTTTTTAAGGCAAATAAGCCAGCCAATCCTTTATCTGACTGTATGATGACTTATGACACTGAACGAGAAAAAGAGATTGTTGCCCCATTGCTTGAACAACTAAAAGAAGCCAATGAGCTCATAAAAGATTATGGGGACGAATACCCTAACGTTGTTTCTGATTATATCAAAAAATGGGGGGTCAAATGACAAACGAAGAAAAAAGAATTGTTTGGAATCATATTATTGCAGACCCTTATGCAACGGTAAAAGAATTGTATAACTATCTTATTGAATATGTTGATGTTTCTATATCAACGGTTAGAAAATACAGAAGAATTATTTTGAAAAGAATTGAAGAAAATGGGGATTTGAAATGAAAAAACAAATAACAATATATGATTTGTTGCCATATATGGATGGGGAAGGATATGTTTTTTATCAACATTTCTCTGATGGCGATTGTGGGTGGCTATGGTCTGATAAAAAGCCAAAACTTACAGAAACACATTTTGAAATGATTTTTGGCGAAACAAATATAAGATTCCTCGGCACGCCATTCAACATAAAGCCAGCAGATGATTGGCGAAAATCTTTAATCCGCGTTTCTGACTACCAAAGAAAACACCCTAACCATTTTTCCCAAACAGAAAAAAAGGTTGAAATGTTGGATGCTCAAAAGATGCTTGATGTCTTAGAGGATACACGAGATTTTGTTATTGCTTACGGTTTTCTATCCGGCGACAGTGTAAGAAGACACTTTGAAGAATGGAAAAAGAGAAAAGCTAATGCCAGCAAAAAGGATGAGTAATGTTTGAGTGCAAGAGATGCGGTAAGTGTTGCGGGATTGTTCCCTTTAATAAGCAAGAGTTCGCCAAAATACGCGACTATGCGAAAAAGCATCATATCGGATTCACAAAGCAAGAAATGGGGGATAAGGTCGTATATTTCCCAAAGTCCACATACAAGGCCTTTTTGATTGCATCCGAGAGAGCCAAAAACGAAGGGCGCTTGATTGACAATCAGTTTGACCGCGTGGTGTGTCCTTTCCTGCAATATGATGAAAAGGGCTTATCATCCTGCGCAATTTATGAAAACAGACCGGAAATATGCCGGTTGTTTGGACACGGTGGGCATCCGTTCTTGACCTGCCCCAATAATCCAACAATAGGAGGTATAAAGATATGAAAAATCCAACAAAGTTGAACAAGGAAATTATTCAATGGCATAGGGAAACTTTTCCTAATTGCACATTTGAAAGCCAACTTGTAAAGCTGGAAGAAGAATTATCAGAGGTTGTAAAAGCTCATAACTTGGGGAATATGCAAAATGCCTATGAAGAAATGGCTGATGTTTATATCGTTGCGCTGGTGTTAGCAAAACGATATAAGAGCCATATAGGAATATATTTTGTTGAGGCCTTAAAAGATAAGGACATTCCTTTTTTCGTTATGAGAATAAAAAGGAAAATGGAAATCAATAAAAGGCGTAATTGGGTAGAAGTGGACGGTGTTTATCGTCATAATGAAAGGAGCGAAGATGAATAACTTTTTAATCACATTATCGGAAATTGCGGAAGTATTATGCTATGACGGGGACAATGCCGAGTCAAGGGCTCGCAAATGGCTCTATAAGCACGGGCTGAAACAATTCACAACGGGGAAATATGTCAGGGAGCAATTTGAGGAACTTTTGAAAGAGAGAGAAAAGAAATGCTTACAATCCGAAAACGAGGGGAGCTTTACCACGTCAGAGGGACGGTTCGTGTGGGAAACAAAACGATTAAAGTCCCCGAGCGCTCTACTGGATTTCGCAAATCAAGCGATGCAAAAGAATATGTCGGTCGCTTAGAAAAAGAGATTGTTGATTCAGTCCTACGCCCCGAAGAAAGTCGGAATCAGTCCATCAAGTTTGATGACTGCTTAAAGGCGTATATGAATGAAAAGACAATCAGTATCCCGAACTTCATAACAATCAAAGTCCTCATCAGGCACTTTGAGGGTGTGCCTGTTTCTGAAATACCGCAAAAATGGAATGTGTTTTGCGCGGCCAAGGATGACATCAAGGAAGGAACATTGAACAGGTATGCAAGCCAACTCAATGCCATCTTGAACTTTGCCAAGGATAGATTGAACATAACACCCCAACTCATCAAGAGAAAGCCGGTCAATGATGCCATTGTGTTTTTGTTGCCGGAGGGGGTAAAGGAAAAGTTATTGTCCTGTTATTCAAGAAAGACACGACCAATTTTTATTACTCTTGCTTATCAGGGATTCAGGGAAAGCGAATGCTTGCATTTGGATTGGAAGGACATCCACCTCAAAGAAAAGATGATTGTCATCAGGACATCAAAGAACGGGGAAACCCGCATTGTCCCGATGCACCCGAAAGTTTGGTGGGTAATGGCTCGCAAGTGGATAAAGGCAGGAAAGCCAACAACGGGGGCGGTATTCTTGACGATATACGGGAAACCTTATAGGGATGGCCGGAAGCTCGGCGGAGGTGGAACACTGATGAAAGTCCATCACACCGCCTTAAAGAAATTAAAGGAACAATACGGAATAGATATAAAAATGCGCATCCACGATTGGCGGCACGATTGGGCTTCACGTATGGTTATGGCTGGCGTGGACTTGCTGACCGTTCAAAAGCTCGGTGGTTGGAAGTCGCTTGAAATGGTTAAACGCTATGCCACTTTTTCATCAAAACACGAAATAGATGCAATCAATAAAATATAAGTATGGCAATTTCGCCATAATTAAACTTAGGACTTGCAAAAGATAAATAAGTTTAGTATAATACACTCACGCTTTATCTCTCGGCCTCTCAATGAAAATTGAGGGGTTTTTGATTGCCCACATTTTGCCCACTTTTTGAAAAATATCTTGTGTTTTTTGGCGTTTTTTTGTAGTTTTTGGGGGAATTGGGCAACCCTAAAATGAACACCTAAAACATTGAGAAAGCCCAATAAAATAAAGGGCTTTCGTGATTACTTTTTCTTGGGTGTTAAAATGGACATACCGCCCATATAATGAAGTAGAGCATTTTTATTATTGCTTAAATATCAATGCCTTATTCGTGGAAGTTTTAGCGACTGCCCACATATTGCCCACATTCTCAAAAATGCCCACTTGCTTACCATATTTTGCGTTTTAGAGTCCACAAATCTGTTTGCTGATATTATACGGTTCACAAATGGGCTTGCTTATATTATATTGTGTGCTAAGCAATAACATTCATAAAGAATAAGAAGAACATACACGCCCCGTTAAAGTATTCTGCCCATTTTGTGCTACCGTTTCGGCCAAGTCCAAGCTCGCAAAGCGTGTATCCGATTGGGGCGGTAAAGCCAGCAATCCAAAAGTAATGCTCGGGCATCGTGATACTGGCAAATAGTGCCGGCACGAGATAACCGAGAGTGAGGCCGACAAAATTACCGGCGAAATTGTAGTATTTTCCTTTCCCAAAGATGAGCTTTAACACTTTGCCCACCCAAAAGGAACGCTCCTCATCCGGTTCAGTGCTATCCACCCAAAAATAGTCCCCGTGAGTGTGGTTGTTATAGCGTATCATCCAGCCAATAGCCCAAGCCATAAATAGCCACCCCTTCCACGTGGTCGGGAAAGAACCGCCTGCCCAATACATAGCCATACACAATAAGGCCAAAAGAATGAGTTTATAAATACGATGCACTTTCCATTTGCCAATATAAACGGTAGTGCCTAACATCCGGCGAAAGAGTGCGCCGAGAATCAAGAATAATAATGCAAAGTATGCCATAGGAAACCTTTCATTTGTTATAGGATTATTTTCAAGTTAAAAAGATACGCCGAGGGGCACGGTATGAAACAACAAATTATAGAAAGGAGGTGTGCCCCTCGGGAATAAAAGCCCTGCTGAATATGACAGGGATAAAAAGACCTTTCGTGCCGGTCTTTTTCGGGTCGCCTGAAAGGATGAACAGGCCACCCTTAAAACTATCTTCCAACGTTCGCCATCATTTGGCAGAGCATAAATCGGGTGGTGCGACAACGCTCTTTGAACTTCTTATCTTTGGAAAAATGGCTGTATTTAGTCCAGCGCGCAAATTGGCGGGCAAGGTGCATTTGTGCCGCCTCTCTGTCTATATCACGCTGTGCGATGCGTGCCATTTGCTCGTCAAAGTTTGGAAGATTGTCTTGGACATATTGAGTCATCCTTTATCCTTTCAGTTGCTAAGCTGCAACTGCTACGCGAGAACAGGGACACGCCTTATTCTCAACAAACCATACACGCTCATTAAACTCGGACTTCTTGCCTTTGTTAAAATGACTGTATGGACGGAAATATCCCATTACGCGAGTCCAACATTCTACGGGCTGGCGCTGGGATTCATATTGTTCAAGTATTTCCTTATCTGTCATCTTACTTATCCAACTTTTTACGGTTGTTAGCTGTATTGAAGATAGAGAAATTGTCCAATACTTTAATCACTGCATCAAGTGCGGTGTTATCTTTCGTAGTTGGTGTGAGTCCAACAATAATAGAGGCGCAGGAAACAATCCCGCCAATCCATTCCAAAATGCTTGACCCGTGTTCTAAAATCCAATTCATTGTATTTTTCCTTTCATTATATCGGCAAGGGTTTCTGCACGCTTCCCGACCTGCCTTGCCCACAAGCTGGAAAGCATCTCACGCGCCGCAAGTTCATAGTTTCCTATTTCACAAGCGAGCAACATTTTTTTGAATGTCTTTAACCGAGCCAAGCCCAAGTTAAAGCACATTTCTTGAACAACGCCCTGACGGGAATTATCCAAATCCTTATACCAAAAGAACGACCTAAGACACTCTTTATGACACCGGTCAAGGTCATTTTCTAACATAAAAAGAGCTTCTTCTTTCGTAATCCCTACATCTTCCAAGTTCCGGCCAACGCCGATTGTCAGTTTCCCTGCTGGGCATTTGTAGGGCTTTAACATCAACCCTTCGTGCTTGATAACACGTTGAATCAATTTATCATCCGTCATCGCAAAAACCTTTCAAGAATAACACCGGCAAAAGTCATTGCTGCACCAAATAGGAAAGCTATAACCCTGCTCCCCCCTTTTGCCTCGTGCATAGTTCCGTTTATTTGTTGTTGCCATTCTTCAAGAGCCGCCACCCTATCAACAAGACCGGCTTGACCGTTCCCGTAAATTGTGTGGTGCATCTTTTCGGCCATACTCACAAAACGCTTTAAGTCCGATGAAACGTCCTTTAATATGTTTTTTGAGTCGGCCATCTCTTGTTTTGTAGCCGCATTTTCTTCTAACAACTTCAAAAGAAGTTCATTGTTTGTATTTCTACCTGCCATTTTACACTGTCCCCCTTGCTATAATGTTTTTGGCCTTCATAACGTTTCCAAGTTTTAATAAAAAGTCATTCCATTTGTTATAAAAACGGTCAGGAATGATTTCTATTTCCCCATTTACGAACTTTTGAAAAAGAACGTATTGGGTCGCATCAATTTGGCCGGACATTTTCAAGCGCTTTGCAACGATGAAAACATCGGACACTTCGCAAGGCCTGTCATAAATGCGCGTGCTTGTATGGCATCCTTTGAGTCGTGTTGAGTCAGCCGCCCACCTGACAACTTCTTCCGCATCATAAAATTGCTCTGCAATCATAAGGTATAAACCCCCTCTAATTTTCCATCCATCAAGTGCATCAATTTGTTTGTGTTCTTATCAAGCACAAGGATGGTATTATTGACGGTAAATGATTCAACCCACACCGAATTGGCGGCATCCCAAGTATAAATCTTGTTGTTTGTGGTGTTGTAATACATATCGCCATCGCTCATTGAGTTGGAAACCGTATTGCCGGTATATTCAAACTCAATCGGGGTTGCTCCCCAAGAATAATACATATGTCTGACTGGTGGGTCAGCATCTAAGGCGCGGTAATCATAGGCCTCGTGCAAGCACCATTTATCACTGTAAATTGGCACATTGTCGGCAACACTGCCCGAACCGGAAGTTTTTGTATAGTAATAGGTTTGGTTTGAAACATACATATCAGAGGTCAATTCCACTTGATAGGCAGTAAATGCGCTGGGTGCAGAACTGGCGCAACAAATAACCGGAATAATCCCGTTTCCGACCTGACCGACTGCCAGCGCCGCCTGTTGTGCGGATGTTTTTGCGTTGGCTGCATAAGTTTTGGCCGAATGTTCGCCGGATACATAAGCCCCAACTTCAACATCAGTCCCTTTTGCCCAAGCTGCCGCCTCGTTTGCTCTATCTAAGGCCGCATCCACGTTTGGAAGGTCATCTGCCACCGCTGCCACTTTTGCGACATCATCGGCCACTTTATTGATGTTGGTCTTATTGGCATTGACTGCATTGATATTGGTTTTGTTTTCATCAACTGCAATAACGTTGGCAATGTTTCCACCGACTGCATTGACATTTGACATACTTCCGGCAACCGTGTTCACATTTGAAATATCATCGGCAACGGTATCCACATTATCAATAGAATGATGGATGCGTTCAACCTGATTTACCAAAACATCGGGGTCAATGTCGCCAGTCATAGCCACTTTAACGGAGCGGTCAATTTCCTCTTTTAATTGCTGGGTAATCATTGTCAGCTTATCAAGTGTCTTTTCCACTGTTTCGGCTGGCATAGCGTTAAAATCGTTAAAGTCGCTTCCTTGCTTTTCATCGTATTCACGATAGATTACGATTGTATAGCTACTATCGCGGGCATCTGAAACGGTAATTGTTCCACCGTGTCCGTCAGAGTTCAAAGCAACGGTATAATCCGTCCCATACGTGAGTTGGGTTTCGTTAGAACCATCCGAGATTTTGGCTTTGATTGCTTGTTTTGCCAATTCTTCGGTCGGGTCATTCAAAAGACAGTCAAAACTGAAATCGTAGGTCAAAGAGCCCATAACCTGCTTTGCTGTTTTATTTGTTTTATTTTCAACAGTCATTTTGTTTGTTCCTTTCGTTCTGTTGGTTTTACTTATACATACGGTATAACTTATCAGTTATATCCCTGCGAATACTTTTAAGCAGTTCCGCTTTCTTTTCGTCCGTTTTATTACGGTAAGCAGACGTGCTAATAGCTTTTTGGATGCGAGCATAGAACTCTTTTGCGAACTCTCTATCAATCCGCTGTTTCTTTGCATCCGGCAAAGCTCTCACACGTTGGGACGAACGACTTGGCAAGCGGACAGAAACATTTTCGCCCTTTTCGCCCAATCGTTCAATTTCTCTTGCCACAAGATTTTGGACATCGGCTTTGACACGACTTCCAAAGAAGATTTGCAAGAGTTTATCCTCGGTCTTACGAGCACCGCCACGCAATACGCTTTGTTTCGTGGGTAAGGTTTCACGTAATACTGGGATACCGGTCTTTATTTGACCTAATTCATCATTTTTCGTATCTCGTTCATATTCATCGGTCAGTTTGGCAACATCCCGAACAGTTGCAGGGATATAGGATGCCGCATAATCCGCAGCAACCTTTTTAATGGCAGACATCCCGAAGGAATCCTCTTTTGCCTCTTTCAATGTTTCAATTGACTTCATAATGTCATCAATAGGCAGGTTGTTGATGGTTGTTGAACCGGATGCCCTGACAAATCCGAGAGCACCTTCTTTCTTGGCACACAACACACCGGCCAAAACAGTTGATAAAGGCCCAAAATAATCTAAGCTAATCCATTTATCGCCAACGCGGATTGCGTTAAACACGCCGCCTTTATCTGCGATGCGTGAGCGCTGGGCTTGGTCGCCAATCAAATATGACGGTGGGATATAATCGTCATCGTCCAGCATACCTGCAATCAATGAGGCAAGCAACAATCCGATTCCAGGT